AGTTGCATCAAGCACAGACTGCAGCGCGCCATCGTCAGTGGTGTCAGCGGTGCCAATCCCGATAGCGCTCTTGAATTCTGCCAGCGTTGCGTAGCTCATTAAATACCCCCAACTTCAAGTACGGTCAAAATCTGCCCGTTAGTTTCTGCGATAGCATACAGGGTCTGCCGCTCCATCAGCCGAACTGTGATGTGTTCACCCTTTCGCAGCACAAAGCCATTGGCAAGCGTGAGATTGCTTGCGCCAATCAGCACATCCTTGGAGTTATTAGCCAGCGCGTGCAGGTGCACTTCAGTGCCTGCCACATAGCCCTCACAGACTGATGCGGCTGCGGTGCCTACGCTCATTTGCCGGCTGCTTAGGTGTTGAATCATTGGGCGCTCTTTCCCCTCTTGGTGCGCTTAATGGTGGCACTCTCCCTAGCCTCGTGGATTACAGCAGCCTCTACGGGCTGCGTAGGGGCAAATGCGGGGGTTTTAGCAGGTGGCACAGGCTGAGCGTAACCGTGCGCGAATAGGGCTAGAGCCTCTGAATCAGGCAGGTCAATCACCCCGCCGCGTGGCGGCCAAGCAACCCCGTTGCGTGTGCCAAGGATTCGCTCAAGCATTCGCACTAGCATTTGCAGTTTTCCTTTCTAAGACTTAGGGGCTGGGCTTTCGCCCAGCCCCTTTCGTCATCAATCTCTAACTCTTAGAGATTAGACATTCGCGCTCTTGTAGCTCTTGACAGCCGAAGCCTGAACAAGACCCGAAGCACCGCGAACTTCGCAGCGGTACGAAACCAACCCAAGGTTGAATGCGTACTCGCGCGAAACATCAATGCGCACGCCGCCAACAAGCGCCGTGTAAATCTGTCCAAGGTCACCAAACAGGATTGCGCCCGCGGTGTCATCGGTCAGGTCAATAAGTGCCGCCGAATAAACTGGCGCGCCAAGGAGGCGGTCAGGATTATTGGAGTCACCTGCGCGGAAAATTGGCTGGCCCGTGGTGTCAACCAATCCCGTGACAACACCAAGCGTGGTGTCATTCATCAACCAGCCAGCCTTTGGAGCTCGGCGGTAAACCTGATTGACCGAAGCCTTAAGCTTTGCAAGGTCAGTGTAGGTTGGGTTGATTGACACCGTGCCGGAGCCAGTTGCGCCAATGGTTGCAGCTGCAGCAATTGCTGTGCCAGCAAACGCACCGTGCGCTACGGCCACTTCCTGGCCGCACTTATCCGCAATCATCGCTGACAAATCAAAGGCCGCATCGTTTGCAAGCTCATCAGAAACCTGAATAAGCGTTGCCCACTTTACTGGCGAAAGGTCAAGCTTTGAAAGCGTCCCGTCCGATTCCCCGATTGTGCCCGCTTCAGCCACTGAACCAGCAGTGCCTAGAGCCGTGACACGAGGAATTGAAAGCGTATTGCCGGTAGCAGCACGGATAACCGTGACGATATCAGCATTAAGGAATGGGTTGAACTGCCCCGCAATAACATTTACTCGGTCAGCAATGGTGACTGGATTGCCCAGACCCGTTGACTTCGTAACATCGCGGTACTCAAAGTTTCGCGTGCCGCCGGTGCGCGCAAGAGCACGAAGCTCCGCATTCTCATCAGCGTCAACCTTTGCAGCAGCCGGAGCAATCACAGCAGCAAACTCTGCGCGTGCAGCGTCAGCAGCGGTGCGGGCTTCGGTGGCTTCCTTTTCGGAGCGAATCGCCTGGGCAACAGTTGCTGCCTCAGCGGTAAGCTTCTCAAAGCGAACCTGTGACTCACCCTCAAGGGCTTCGCCCTTAGCGGCAAGGTCAGTAACGATTGACTGCGCCTCAGTCAAAAGGCTTGCACGCTTCTCGTGCAGATTCCTAATATCAGACATTTTCTATTCTCCTATTCTCTATGTTTTTTTACTATCGTGCTCGCCTAGCGGGCTTACTCTGCAGCGGGCGCACTCAAAGGTGGCGGGGCTGCGGTAGCGGGGCTGTTAGAGCGTATCGTTTGCCAGGCGCTCAAGCAGCAACTTGGCAGCCGCAACGCTGGGGTCAATCCCCTTGCGCGGTGACAATTTACTGCGTACCTGGTCAATAACCTCAAGGTCATCATCGCTGAGCGTTTGCGCAGCTTTGATTGCCTCAAGGGTAGTCATAAGGCGCTCAGCCTCAACACCGATTTTATCGGCGGAGAGCTTGCGCACAGCGGTGAGGCCAAGCGTTGCAGGGTAGGCAGGTGTCTGCCCAGCGCTCAACACGGAAACCTCAAACAGGTTGACTTCACGAATGGTGCGCTTATCGCCCTGCCACTCATCCATACCCTTTGTCACCGTAAAGCCAAAGCTCATCCCCATCGCTGCGGCCTCGTGTGTCAACTTAGAAATAACACCGGCAGCGTCAGGGTCAGCAGGGTCAAGCTTCGCCTCAACGCGCAGCCCGCGCTCATCCTCTTGCAATGCGAGCCGCCCACTTGCCGTAGTTGCAAGAGCGCGTGTTTCATCGTGACCAAAGAGGAATGCAATCACCTTGCTGCCAGCGGCAGCGCGTGAGAGCGTGCGCTTGAATGCGCCTGGTGCAATCACCTCAGTGAATGGCAGCCCTGCGCTTGGTGTATCAAAAAGAGCGGCATAGCCGCTGAAGGTCTTTTGCCCATCCTCAGTATCGGAAACTGTGAACTCACCCATTGGGAGGGCGCGGCGCTCAAACTCTTTCACATCAAACCTTTCATTATTTGCCAGCGTGTTTAGCACGCGGTCTGCCCATTGTAGAACTCTGTCAGCGCCATCAGCCTGTGTTACCTCCACGCCCCACAGGTAACCGGCAACGGCACCAGGCCCTGGAAACTCATCATTGGCAGCGTCACTGTTGCGCGGCACGCCTTCCCAATCTCCACGGTGGCGGAGAATCCAGGCGCGCATACGCGTAACCTTGTCATCCTCAACCTGTCCAGCGCGCAGCTGCCGTGCTTCCTCAACGGTCTGCTCTTGCAACCCGTCACCAGCGTAGCCATTCTCGTAATAGGTCAAGCCTTTGGCGGCAGCATCGCGGATAAACTCAGGCACATCAATCACCACGCGTGCCTCATCGTGCTCTGTATTGTCTGCGCTGTATGAGCTTGGGCTTTCTGCTGGTGCGGTTTGCGGAGCGGTTTGCGCCACCGCTTTCCAAGCCGCGCAATAATAATTCCTCTTAACATTCGCATCCCACTTTGTGCAGTAGCCGTCACTGTAAAAGGCACAGTTTCCGCAATTCTGCCCTGCTGGTGCGCCATCCGTACCGGCAGGGCGGTACGCATCTGGTAGCGCTCTGTCAGGCTCAGGCTGGGCGCTTAGCACCTCATCAGGTGTGTAGGCTTTAATTCCCATACCCTCAGCGGCATCACGCGCCTCCGCGTCATTGTCAACCAAAAATAGGATTTCATCGCCATACTGCTCTTGCAGTTTTGAATACTTATATGCCTTAAAGGCTTCGTTGACAGCAGGGCCACCAGCCTCATTGAAGTCTTGCAGAAACACTTGCGTGTAGGGCACTGAGTTTTCGTCAAGCCAGCGTTCAGTTTCAGCAAAGCGTGAAATAGGGCGGGCGCTTACCACAATCACCTCATCGCCAGTATCCTGCACCCAACTCTTAAGCCAGTCAATGTAGGGCTGGTTTGGCGTATCGCCTGTGGTGGTAAGTGTGCCGTCAATGTCTGTGATTATGTAGCTCAAGGCTGCGGCTCCTCCCCCACTACGCCAATGTTTAGCGGCTTCCAATGCTGGTCACCGCCAACTGCGAGCCGCGGCAAATCCTCATAGGTGCGTACTTCATCCAGCGTGAGGATTCCGTTTTGCAGGGCCACCGCGTATGAATCCATACGCTCACGCTGCGTTGCGCGCAGCAATCCAGCGGTGTTGAATTTGATAAAGGTAGTTTCACCTTCAATGAGGCGCTGAAGCCCAGCCTCAATGCGTGCAAGCATTGGCGAAAGCCCAAGCACTAGCCACGCCTGCCCAAGAGTTTCTGCGCTGTTGTAGCTGGAATTTCCGCCTGGGTATTGCAAATACTGAAGGGGCACACCATAGATACGGCCAATGCTCTCAACACCCCAGTGCAGAGTTTCAACCAGCTGCAAGTCAGAAATCTTTACGCTCATCTGTGAATAGTCAGCACCGCCGGTGAGCACCGCAACGCGCCACGCACGGTCAACACCCTCGTGCCTGCGTGCGAATCCTGCGCGCAGATTCTCTGCTTGGTCTGCCGTCAACTCACCAGGCACCTTCACCACACCGCCAACCGTTGCGCCCTGCTCGTAGAACTTCGCGCCAAACAGTTGCGTTGCGCTGGCAAGCCCAAGGGTTACGCGGTGGTGTTCAATCGGTGACATTCCGCGCATATGCTCGCCTGTTGCAAACAGCGGGATATGCACAATGTTATCAGCGCCAAGCGTGCTGCTGCCTTCCTGCGTAGTGATTTTGTAAAGCGGCTCTCCCATCTCGCCGCGCACGCACTCAACCTTTTGCGGGTCAAGCACGCGGGTTTCAACCACTACACCATCAGGCGAGCGGAGCACCAGAATAAATGCATTGCCATCAAGCAGCAGGCTGCTAACAAGGCGGTGCTTGAAATCAAAGCTGGTGTAGTTAGGGTTGTTAGGAATTGGCACATCCATCCAGCGCGGGCGGTTGACTGGAGTGCGCACGCCAGCGGAGCGAATAAACGCGCCCCACGGAAGCCCAGCGATAGTTGAGGAATACAAAGATACCGCCGCCCATACGGCTCCAATTGCGGTGGCATTTTCCTGTGTGATTGAAACACCGGCGGTGCGCTGCGGATAGTCTGAAGGCCACCACGGTGCAACCACGCGCTGCTCAGTTTCTGTTTCTCGCCCAAGGATGCGGTCAATGATTCCCACTATATTTCTCCCTATAGCTCAATGAACTGCACGGCAGGCGCAGCCTTTGGCGCAACTGTTGTTGCTAGTGTATCAGCACGGCTCAGCGCCATAATGGCTGATACGAATAAGTCAATTTTCTTATTGCTATGGGCTGCCTGCTTGCGCACCATCATCCCATTCCTGCTGTAGTAGGGGGTGGCATTGGCTGCGTGCCGCGCAAGCCGTGGGTCACCTGTGTGCCGAATCTTGCCATTCACCACCGCATCATACATTCCGCTGGTTGCTGGCACCATCCGTGAAGGTGTCTGCGGCATTTCTGCCACGGGCAGCCCACGCTGTGCCAGCGCCTCCATACTACGCTGCCAGCGGAATGGGTCAAAGATAACCTCCACTACATTGTAGTTTTGGCAAATCTCAATGATGCGCCCCTCAACCTCATCCATAGAAACACGCCACGAAAGGTCAGCGTCAATTGGGCGCTCCCAATGCCCCAGCACAAATAGCGCCTTATCACTCAGGCGGCACGCCACTGCTGCCGTGCTGTCATTGCTAAAGCTGCCGTCCACCGCCAGCACAATTGGCTCATTGGCTTCAAGGGTAAGGCTCGCATCGCCGCACGCATCCCACGCGCCTGTTGGCAGAAAGGCGGTGGCACTATTCGTGAATTGATTTAGGCGCTTCGTGCGGTATTCGCTTTCAGGTGTGCGCTTGCGCGCACTGCGCAAATCCTCAATGCTCAGAATTGGCTGCTCGCCAAGCAGCCCAGGGTTAGCCTCGTGCCAGCGGCTTTCATCCTCATAGGCATCCTCTGCCGCCTCCCACCACGCCATACCAAGTGTGGTGTCATCAGACTCACCGGCAATGCGCCGCTTCGCCAACTGGTAGAGCGTGTAGGCAATGGAGTCAACGCCCGTGGTGTCAACCTTAGGGCCTGCCGTGGTGATTGCCACAAAGAGCGGGCTGCGCCTTGCACCCATTGAAAGGCTGAGCACATCAAACAGCTCACGGTTAGGGGCTGCCGCCAATTCGTCATAGAGCACCAGCGAAGCGTTTAAACCT